CTTCTGCCAATGCGGCTTTTACCAGAGCAAACAATTCTCTAAATGCAAATACTGGTGGTTCAATTACTGGTGATATTTCAATAACAGGTAATTTAACTGTTACAGGAAACACAACTTACACCAATACAATCACAGTTTTAATTGGTGATAATATTATTGTATTAAATGCAGATGTTCCACAAGCTGCACAACCAACAGAAAATGCCGGTATCGAAATTGACCGTGGTGCTCAACCAAATTCTTCATTCTTATGGATTGAAACTTCTGGTAAATGGGCAGCAAATAATGGTAATGGTTCAATATTCATTGCAGCTGATTCCGCAGAAACTTATGCCAATGCGGCCTTCTTAGCTGCTAACGCTGCTAGTGCAACCAATTTAACTCAAAATAATTCTATTACGGCTGCATTTGCTTCTGCTAATGCGGCTTTCTTACAAGCAAACACACCAAGTCATGTTGCTAACTCTGCAGCCATTTATGCTAATGGTGCTTTTGCCGCAGCTAACGCAGCTACTGCTACTGATACAACACAGAACAACTCTATTACGGCAGCTTTCACTAGAGCAAATAATAGTATCAATGCGAATACTGGTGGAACAATATCTGCTAACCTTGTAATTGCTGGTGCAAACCTTGTTGTTGCCAATGGTGCAACAGAAGTATTTAATGTAAGAAGTTGGAGCACATCAGGTTTACCTTCTACTTCCAACTCAACTGGTACTGTAACAATTACTGGTGGTGTTGGTGTAAAAGGTAGTATTTACGCTGATGCTGTTTATGATGGTGGTGTTGAAATTATAGCATATGCTAATTCTATTTTCTTAGCTGCTAATACACCAAGTCATGTAGCAAACTCAGCAGCCATTTATGCTAACGGTGCTTTTGCCGCAGCTAACGCTGCTACTGCAACAGACACTACTCAGAATAATTCCATTACAGCTGCTTTTAATACAGCTAATGCTTCATTTACAGTTGCTAATAATGCAGTAACATCAACAAATGGTTCAATCATTTGGGCTACTGCAAACTCAGCAGCCAGTTATGCTAACGGTGCTTTTGCCGCAGCCAATGCCGCTACTGCTACTGATACAACTCAGAACAATAGTATTACAGCAGCTTTCAATACTGCTAATGCCTCATTTACGGTTGCTAATAATGCCGTTACTAGTGCTAATGGTACAATAATTTGGAATACTGCCAACGCAGCTTTCTTGGCGGCAAATACTCCAAGCAATGTAGCCAATAGTGCAGCTAGTTACGCCAACTCTGCGTTCTTAAAAGCAAACTCAGCATTTATTCGTGCTAATAATTCATTAGATGCTAATAATGGTGGCACTATTGCAGCTCAAATAGCCGTTGATGGTGGTGTATATGGTAATGTAACTATAAGTCAATTTGCAAGTGTTTGGGGTCAAGCATATGGACCAAACGGATATTCAATTGTGCAAGTTAAATCAAGTGATTTTGCTTCAGGTATTGGTATGCAAGCATATGCAGCATCTAATGGAATGCTTTATGCAAATACTGGTATACAATTTAAAACTGGTGCAACACTTAGAGATAAAGATTATACTACTGGCGGTATAAATGCGGGTCAATTTGCCGCTAACGGTGCCTTTATTGCACAAGCTTCATTAGCATCTACATCAAATACAACTGGTTCTATCCAAGTTGTTGGTGGTATTGGTGTTAAGGGTAATGTTTCCGCCAACGGTATTATCTTTGATGATGGAACAAGACAAACAACAGCTGCTTCTGGCGGCGGTGCATCACTTGGTGATGTGCTGGCACTAGCAATTGCATTAGGATAAAATATGGCAAAACCACGCTCACGAGCAGAACTCGCACTATATTGTAAAAGAAAACTTGGTTTTCCCGTTATTGATATTAATGTGGATGATGACCAAGTAGATGACCGTATTGATGATGCTTTAAGTTTTTTTGAAGATTACCATTTTGATGGTACTGAAAAAATTTATATGAAGCATCAAATTACACCGGAAGATATTAATCGCCGATGGATTTACGCACCTGATGCCGTTACATTTGTAACTGGTGTGTTTCCATTTGATGCTTCAAACTCATCTATTAATATGTTTGACTTGCGTTATCAATTACGACTACATGACCTTTACGATTTTACATCAGTAAGTTATGTGTCATACGAAATTACTATGCAACATATTCGTACCTTGAACCTATTGTTTTCTGGTACACCACAGTTTAGATTTAATCGTAAACAAAACAAAGTATTCCTTGACATCAATTGGGATAGTGATTTGCAGCCAGGTCAATATGTTATTGTTGAATGTTATCGCACATTGAATCCATCTACAATTACTTTAACTGGTACCTGTGCAACAACAGCTAATGCGAATACAGTAGTTGGTACTGGTACTATTTTCGACCAAGAATTATTAGAGAATGATTTTGTTACATTTGGTACAGAAACATTACAGATTGCTGCAATTAATTCACCAACATCTATTACAGTTCGTGGCCCATTCACAACAACGCAAGCTGGTGCAACAATGACAGCCGCTGGTTATTCAGATGTTTGGAATGATAGGTTCTTAAAGAAATATTCTACTGCATTGATTAAACTCCAATGGGGTAACAATCTCAGTAAATTTGCTGGCATACAAATGCCAGGCGGAGTAACACTTGATGGTGTTCGTATTATGACTGAAGCTCGTGAAGAAATTGAAAAGCTTGAAGAAGAAATGCAAGTTATTAATGTGTTGCCTGGCGAAATAATGATGGGTTAATCGTGAATGCCAACAAATTTTTATTTCAATAACTTTCCATTAAATCAAATCACCAGCGAGCAATTGCTGGTGGAAGACCTTGTCATTGAGGCTATGCAAATCAATGGCATGGATGTTTATTATCTTCCACGAACAAGTCGTGACCAAGTTGATTTTTTATATGGTGAAGATACACTAAAACAATATGTTTCAGCTTTTCCAATTGAAATGTATTTGGAAGATGTTACAGGTATGGAAGGTGAAGGCGATTTTATTTCTAAATTTGGTTTAGAAATTCGTGATGAAGTAACCATGCTTATGTCCCGCCGTAGATTCCAATTTACAGTAAATCAACCTCGCCCATATGAAGGTGATTTGATTTACATTCCAATGTTACAAAACTTTTTTGAAATTACCTTTGTAGAACACGAAAACAATCAGGCCATGTATTACACATTAGGCCGTGGTCGTGGTGGTAATGTTTATGTTTACGCATTAAAAATGAAACAGTTTGTATTCTCTAATGAGGTTGTTCAAACTGGTAATGCAGAAATTGATGGCCAAATCCGTGATGAATACCCACGCACACGCCTTACATTGAATGCTGGTGGCTCTGGTGCCTTTATTAATGATGAAATTGTATTTGTTAGTCCTGATGCCACATTGGCAAATTCTACCGCACAAGCTATTGTCCACAATTATGTAACTGGTTCTTCTGTTGATGTTTATAGAGTTCGTGGAACATTTAGTTCTGGTTCATTAAGAGGCAATACAAGTAGTGCCGTATGGACATTGAATACTGTTTCTGATACTGCCACAATGGATAATGCCTTTGAAGATATCGTTGACAATAATAGAATTGAAACAGAGTCGGATGCTATTCTCGATTTTACAGAACACAACCCATTTGGTGAAGCATAATGTTAAATAATCCACATTTTTACAATCGTACCATTCGTAAGATTGTGGTGGCTTTTGGCTCCATGTTTAATGATGTGCAATTGGTTCGTTACTCAAAAGATGGGTTAACATCATACGAAGTAACCAAAGTTCCATTATCATATGGTGCCAAAGAAAAATACTTAACTCGTATCACATCGGACCCAAATCTCACAAAGTCTGTTAACACAGTTGTTCCTCGTATGAGTTTTGATTTGGTTGGAATGACATACGATTCTACCAGAAAACAACAAACTACAATGCAGAATTTTGGGTTTAGTTCTGGTAAATTTGCAAAACAATATGTACCGATTCCATACAATTTTGATTTTAGTTTGTCCATCTATGTTCGTAACACAGAAGATGGTACACAAATCTTAGAACAAATCCTTCCTTTCTTTACACCTGACTTTACAGTTACAGTAGATTTTATTGGAAAGATGGATCAAAAGTATGATATGCCTGTTCTTCTTAATTCAGTAACTCCTGAAACTGATTATGAAGGCGACATGATGAACACTCGTTTAATTATTTGGAATCTTACATTTACTGCAAAGGCATATATTTGGCCTCCAGTTTATTCTGATAATGATGATGGTTTAATTAAACAAGCAAATACCAATATATACACCGACCATACTGATTTAAGTGGTCAAAGAATGTATGTAAACTTTGCAACTGGTAAAGGTGTTTATACTACTGGTGAAAATATTATAGTAGAAGCCAAAGGCATTACAGGTAAAGTATTATATTTTAGTAATACGGCAACTGGTGTTTTAGTTTTGTCCGATTTAAGTGATAGAGTTAGTGCCAATGATAAAGTTGTTGGTGTATATTCTAATGCTTCATTTACAGTAACAAGTGTGGATAATACATTGGCAAAAACAGCCATTATTATTACAACTATTAATCCACCAACTGCAAATGTAAACCAGCCTTATGGATTTGAAGAAACTTTTATTGAGTTTCCTGATACTTTAATATGAAAAAATTAAATGACAACCTGTCAGAAATCTTTGACATTGAACCACTAGAAACAAAATCTACACCTGTGGTAACACAGACTACTGAGATTGTGGTTGGTGATGAGGTTGAAACTGATGCCGCTTTGGCCAGAAAGAACATTAAATCGTTACTAGATAAAGGTAACGGCGCTATTGATAATCTATTATTAGTAGCACAAGAATCTGAGCATCCTCGTGCATATGAGGTTGCCGCAAATTTTATTAAAACATTAAGTGACTTAAATAAAGATTTGTTAGAAATACAAAAACAAAAACAAAATTTACGACCGGTTGAAATAAACAACCAGTCAATCAATGTAGAAAAGGCAGTATTTGTCGGTTCTACGGCAGAATTATTGAAGCAAATTAGAGAGAATAAATAGGATTATGGATAAGCTAATAGAACAAATGAAAACAATTTTAGGTACAACTTTTGGGTTGTATTTTAAAGCACACTCATACCATTGGAATGTTGAGGGTCCTGACTTTGCACAATACCATGATTTTTTAGGAAACTTCTATGAATCTGTATATGGCAATGTTGATTCAATTGCCGAGCATATTCGTGCTTTAGATTCATATGCACCAGTAGCTTTAAGTAGAATGTTGGAACTATCTGACATTGAAGAAAAAGATTCTATTCCAACCGCACTAGCAATGATTGCAGATTTAAAAACTGACAATGAAAGATATATGATGCATTTGCGTGCCGGTATTATGGCTGCGGACCAAGCAAATGAACCAGCAGTAGGCAATTTTTTACAAGATATTTTAGACCAGCATCAAAAACATGGTTGGATGTTAAGAAGTTTTACTAAGTAATTGAATGATTAATAATGGTTATAATGGTAATGCTTCTCTAAAACGAGCCGGTATAGAAATATCCTATACCGAGGAACAGATTTTAGAGGTTGCAAAGTGTGTTGAGGATCCTGTATATTTTATTGACAACTACTGTTACATTGTAACACTAGACCATGGTATACAGCCATTCAAACTTTACGATTGCCAAAAAGAAAAGATTAAATTAATCCATGATAACCGAAAGGTTATTCTTATGGAAGGTCGTCAGCAAGGTAAAACAACTTCTGCGGCGGCTTACATTCTTTGGTACACATTATTTCAAGATTCTAAAACTGTAGCCGTTCTTGCTAACAAAGCATCAACTGCTCGTGAGATTATGTCACGGTATCAATTGATGTTTGAGCATCTACCACCATGGATGCAACAAGGTATTAAGACATGGAACAAAGGTGACATTGAACTGGAGAATGGTTCGATTGTCTTTACTGCTGCTACGACTGCTGCTGGTATTCGTGGTAAGTCCGTTAACTTATTGTATATTGACGAAGCCGCAATCATTCCAAATAC